AGACCGATTTAGAGTCTTTCCGGACACTTCACAGTCTGGCGCTGACCATGACTTCGATCCGGCCCGAACAGATAATGCAGGACTCTCACTACCACGAGCTTTCAAAATCTATCGGCGTCACTTTGGGGGCGCCCAAAAACACTAATTATGACGAAGACCTGCCCACGATGGTTACGAGCAGTGACCCCATACTAAGTTTAATTAACTTGGCGAGGCTGCGGCAAGTACCCCTTCGGGAGCAGTACAACGAAAGCTCGATAGATAAAGAGTGGAATATTGTTGACTATGTTGCGCGGTGCTTATCCAAATACAAGGAAGGGATGGAGCTTTACGATTTTACGGACATGCTCGAAAGATTTGTTGTTGAAGGCGACATTTGTTGCCCTAGCTTTGACTTAGTCTTTCTAGACGAAGCGCAGGACCTTAGTCCGCTTCAATGGGAAATAGCTCATTTACTGGATGGAAAAGCCAAGCGAATGTATTGCGCGGGTGACGATGATCAAGCTATTTACAAATGGGCTGGCGCCGACGTTGACCATTTTATTAATTTGCCGGGAGGGTCGGAGACGTTAACGCAGTCGTATCGAGTGCCTCAGTCTGTGCATCGAATAGCGGAAGGCGTAGCCAATCGAATCCATCGACGGTTCCCTAAAGTCTATGAACCTAAAACAGAATCAGGGATGGTGACTCGCGTAGACACCATCGATTATTTGGACTTATCCGAAGGCAGTTGGCTGATTCTTGCCCAAGCGGGATACCAGCTACAGCCCGTTGCTCAAGACCTGAAGTCGGGGGGATACCTGTTTAATTACAGGGGGCATCGATCTATTAGTGAAAAGATCAGTGACGCCGTAAACGGGTGGGAGCAATTGCGTAAAGGCCGTGAAGTGTCCGGGGAAGTCGCAAAGAAGATTTACAGCCTTATGTCCTCTAAGACTCGTGTCACAAGAGGGTTTAAACGTTTATCGGGCGTGGACAATGAAGACTTTGTCACCTTTGACTACTTAGTAAAGTCACAAGGGCTGTTAGCCACTAAAGACATGATCTGGTCAGACGCAATGGATCGTTTACCCGACACAGACCGGGCTTACATCACGGCACTGTTGCGGCGCGGAGAAAAGTTTAACGGTGAGCCTCGGATCACCGCCAGTACAATCCATGCTGCAAAAGGCGGGGAAGCCGACAACGTGGTGCTGTACACAGACCTAAGTCCTGCGGCAGACGCAGAAATGCGACGTAATCCTGATGACATCCACCGGGTGTTCTACGTTGCGATAACCCGAACCAAAGAGAACCTGTATATAATTGAACCTGAAAACATAACGTGCAGCTACGACATTTGATTCTTGCAATACAAAACGAGTACGAGATAATGTCAAGTTCTGCAATCAATTTGGGAGTACACGTTAGATGGTAGCGCGAAAAGACCCACGCTTAGAAAGAGCAGGAGTAACAGGATTTAACCAGCCAAAGAGAACGCCGGACCACCCTACAAAGTCACACGTTGTCGTCGCAAGAGACGGCGGCACCACAAAAATGATTCGGTTTGGGCAACAGGGTGTGAGAACAAACCAAACAGTAGGCCAGCGTGAGGCGTTTAAGTCACGCCATGCAAAAAACATTGCAAAAGGTAAGTTGTCGGCAGCTTACTGGTCAAATAAAACAAAATGGAGCCCTTCCAAAACTCAATCCTCTTCTACCAAGTGGAAAAAAGGCTGATGGACTGCTGGCACTGTCAGTGCGAGTTGATCTGGGGCGGCGATCACGACATCGAGGACGAAGGGTTTCAATACTACATGTTGACAAACCTAAGTTGCCCGAAGTGTGAAGCCTATGTGGAAGTATATAGCCAAAAAAAAGAGTGTAGTTAATGACAATTGATACAGAAAAACTTTACCAAGAAATTAGTGCTGACGAAGGTAAGGTCTTGCATTGTTACCTGTGTAGCGAACTGCACAATACTGTGGGGATTGGACACAAAGTATTAGATAGCGATGAGGAAAGCGGACTAAAAATTTACGGTGCTTACGACGAAGTGCCTCAAGAAGAAGCCATTAGCGAAGAACGTTGCTACGAGCTTTTCGAGCAAGACGTGCAGATAGCCGCCGACGGTTGCAAGAGTTTGTACTTGAACTGGGAGCAGTTACCTCAAGAAATGAGGCACGTTCTAGTCAACATGGCGTTTCAGTTAGGAAAAACGGGCCTGTTACGGTTTAAAAAGATGAATGCCGCTGTTCAAGACTATCAGTACGCAAGGGTTGCCGAGGAAATGCTTGACTCTCGGTGGGCTCGGCACCAGACACCCGAACGTGCAATTCGTTTATCTGAAAGGGTTATAGCTTTAATAAAAATAGAAGCATGAGCTTACAAATGGCGATGTTTGCACCAAAAAGCGAATGGGTTCCGCCACTGGAATTGCCAGACCTAAGTGGTGCCAAGACGATAGCTATTGATGTTGAAACACGGGACCCGGACCTTAAAAAGAGTGGGCCCGGCTGGCCAACTGGAAATGGTGAGGTGGTGGGTTATGCCGTAGCGGTCGAGGGCTGGCGAGGCTACATACCTATACGGCACTTAGGCGGCGGTAATCTCGACGAAAAGATTGTTAACCGTTGGATGAAGAAAGTTTGCGAAAGCCCAGCCATCAAAATTATGCACAACGCCCAATATGATTGGGGTTGGTTGAAGCGTATGGGGTTTGACGTTAAAGGCCGTGTCATTGACACCATGCTGGTAGCGTCGTTACTGGACGAAAACAGATTTAGCTACAGCCTAAACGCGCTGTGCTACGACTTACTGAACAAAACCAAGTCGGAAAAGCTGTTAGTAGAGGCAGCACGCGACTTTGGAGTTGATCCCAAGGCAGAGCTTTGGAAGATGCCCGCATCGTTCGTTGGACCTTATGGCGAGGCTGACGCGTCACTGACCTTGGAGCTTTGGAACTGCTTATCCTTAAAATTGGCCACAGAAGACCTTTGGCCAATTGCGAACTTAGAACTGGACCTGTTGCCGTGCTTAGTTGACATGACATGGCGAGGGGTCCGCATAGACACTGAACGTGTGGAACGGACTCGGGATGCATTATTAAAACGAGAGAAAGAACTACATAAGCAGATTAAAAAAGAGGCAGGGTCAGGTGTAGAAATCTGGGCCGCACAATCACTGGCAAGAGCGTTTGATAAGCTCGGAATTGAATACCCTAAAACGGAAAAGGGTGCGCCGTCTTTTACAAAGTCTTTTCTGCAAGAACACCCACATTCGTTCCCTCAGTTAGTCGTTAAAGCACGTAACCTCAACAAAACTAATGGCACTTTTATCAGTACCATTATGAAACACTGTCGGGAAGACGGAAGAATCCACTCGCATATCAACCAGATCAGGTCCGACGACGGCGGAACAGTTTCCGGGCGTATCAGTATGTCGAACCCTAATCTTCAGCAAGTGCCTGCACGGGACCCGGAACTCGGGCCAATGATCAGGAGCCTTTTCTTACCAGAAGAAGGGGAGCAGTGGGCGGCCATTGATTTCAGTCAACAGGAACCACGTATCTTGGTGCATTACGCGCACGTCTATGGTCAAACTAGAGGCGTGGCGCTGGATAAGGCCGAGGAGTTTGTTAAAGCTTACCAGAATGATCCCAACATGGACTTTCATACAATGGTCGCGGAAATGGCCAAGGTGCAGCGCAAGCAGGCTAAGACGATTAATTTAGCAATGATGTACGGCATGGGCGTCGGTAAGCTGTCCGAACAGTTAGACATTCCAATGGAAGAGGCTAAAGGGCTGGTAAAGCAATACCATGACCGTGTGCCGTTTGTTAAAGGTCTGCTAACAGGTGTGATGAACAGGCTCAACGAGAAGTCCAGTGGCGGAAGCGTCCGAAGCATACTGGGGCGGAAGTGCCGATTTAATTTGTGGGAACCCGACTCATTTGCAATGAACAAGGCTTTACCCTACGAGCAAGCAGTACAAGAGTACGGTGCAACTACACGACTCAAGCGTGCTTACACCTACAAGGCGCTTAACCGCTTGATTCAAGCATCTGCCGCTGACATGACTAAAAAAGCAATGGTAGATGTTTATCAGGCAGGGCACATCCCTTTGATCCAGATTCACGACGAAATAGCAATGTCTGTATCGTCTGCGGAGCAGGCTCACAGCATTGCCGCGATAATGGAAGCGGCTATACCGCTGGAGGTTCCTAGCAAGTGCGACGTGGAAATTGGGCCTAGCTGGGGCGAAGCGGTTTAGTTGATTTTAACTAAGTTGTCTTGCAAAATTATTCTTCGGTAGTGGTTGAAAAACCGTCTCCGGGTAAACCTTTGGACCCCTCTTAGGTTTGCTCGGAGGGCTACCGAACCGAAAACCGTAGTTTTTATCGACAACCCTTATAAAATCCCATATACTCTTATTCTTTGGAACAAGTCAGGGCGTATCAATGGATACCGAAAAGTGGAAAAGTGTTCTTGTACCACGAGAAGTCTACGAAGAACTTAAAAGCCAAGCAAAATTAGAAGGCCGCACGATCAGCGGGCAGCTACGCTTGATGTTTAGCGAGTACCAGACCCTGCGTGAGAAGCGGTTTCAGAAGAACGAGCCCGTAACGTTTGATAATCTATGAGCGCTGTATTCTCTTTTGAAAGGCCACTGAGCAACGAAGAGCGAAAGCTTTTGTGGGAGCAGCGTTTAAAGCATTACCGGGCTAATACTCCGTTAACGTTAGTTAAAGATTGACATTATCGTATAGTGTCGCATATCATAGGTTTTTTACGGAGAAACCTATGAGCGATATTAAAAACATTACCGGGGTAAACGGTTTAAAAAATCCAAACTGGTTTACCATGTATAATCTGGCTTCGGAGTTGCGCCAAAGCATGATGGACCAGCGAAGAGAAGAAGGGCTACCAATTAACCACAGTACCCGCGTTTGGTTAAACGCTAGACTACGTGCCGTAGAACACCCAAACACCTTTGAAGTCCCGTCCTCAAAAGAAATCTCAGCGCTGCGTGTAGGTGACTATGTAAAAATAGCCTACGAAGTTTATGGGAAAGACCACCAAGTACGTGGAGAACGTTTTTGGGTACAGTTAACCCACAATGGTTCTAAAGAAGCGTTTCGTATAAAAAACGGTGCTGTGTTGTTCTTTGGAACGGTTGCTAACGATTTGGAGGTCGTTAACGAGCTTATTAAAGAACACGAGGGCTTTGAGTTAATGTACGGAGACATGGTGTCGCTGACTTCTGACAACATTTTAGAGGTAGTCGAGACAGAATGAAGTTAATTAAAATAAAAGAAGGAGCCTGACCGAGCATGATAAATTTGTATCTGTTCACGGCGCTTGGGGTATTTGTTTGGGGAGAGTACCCAACATATGAGGCGTGTAAAGGGGTAAAAGTAGAATTAATAGATTGGTTTAGTACAGTCAATGACCAAGACCTTTACTCAGTTGATTGCATAAAATTAGGTAGTATTAAATGAGCAAAAGGAAAAAATGCGGAAAATGCGGAACAACTGTTCAAGAGTATTTTTCACCTTCGCAAGGTAGCCGCTGTAGAGAATGTCGAAAAGAACCAAAAAAAGTAACTACGGATTTACCTACAAACATGTTGTTAAGCGCAAAATGGACGTGAGTTGAATGAAATCAGACGGAACAACAGCTTCTTACTACCAACTTCCTAAAGACTCGGAAGAGATACAAGACCTCATCTCACATAAAAACATGAACGCTCAACTTGGAGAAATTTTCCGAACTGCGTATCGGTACGGAACAGCGTCTCACAGTGATCAGTTACGAGACGCTAACAAAATTAAATTTTACATTGATGCCGAAATTAAAAGATTATCTAAAGAAAGAAATTTATAGTTTCCTAGTGGCAACTCCGCTGGGCGGGCGACGGCGTCCAGAACCAAAGTCTTAACCGTGGAGCCGCTGATTTTGCAAAAGGCCACCCCAAGACTAACCGTCGCAACCCTCCTCTTGTTTCACGTGAAACATCTAAAAGTCAACTAATAATTTAGGGTGAAACGCCTTCTAAGGCAAACTTCCATTATATCTCCATTGTTCCTCCATTATGTACCTTGACTTTATCGCATACCTTTGCTACAATGATAATTCATCATTTAGGTGATGAATTATAGGGCTCCGGGCAGACCCCGGAGGATGTTTCACATGAAACATGTTCATTAATAAATCGGAGTAGGAATGAAAAAGAAAAGAAGTATGTTTTATAGCTACATAGTTTCTGAAGGTCACCCGGATGACAGAAGAAGATCAGGAGATGCTCGATGGTTAGAGTTTCATAATGGTTGGGATAAAGACGAAGTCAAGCAGGGTAGAGACTGCTTTAGTCGGGCTATTTGTTTAAAAGACATAACGAAAATTGCTGATGACGGCACTCCTTTGAAGTTTGAAGGTGATTACGGCATGACCCACCACCAACGTCTTGCCGATTTCATAGATACCTGTGAGTTTGAAATCGATGCGTATGAAATGCAACGTGTCAAAAAAGGGTGGAAATGAACATGGGAAAACTAACGGAGCAAGAAGTCAAGGCGCTGCATGAACGATGCTCGGATTGGCAAAGCGGCGAAAAGATATTTTTCTCCAGCAAAGTCGATCAAGGCGATCTTTTACTAGACGATATTACAGGTGGAATGGTAAATAATATTCGAGCGTGGTCTGCTCAATTTTATGCTTACCAGCCCCGTAAAAAATTAGTCTGGCTGCAATTTTCAAAGAAAGATGTCAAGAAACCCTCAAAAAGTCGGAAAAACCTGATCTACCCTTTTACTTTAAGGGATGTTCACCGACACAACATGCGTCGAACAGACGTTTAACCCACCACCCCCCGATTAAGTTCGGGGGTTTTTAACTAAGGAAATTTATGAACGATCAAGAAATTATCGAGGCACTATCGTCTATCGCTTTTGAGATGACGACGCTTGAGCCAAGACTTAGCGAACCTTTTAGCAGTAACGTCAAAGTTTGTGGCGAATTAGCTAGAAACATTAGAACTGAACTGGAGTCACGAGGAAAAAATAATGACAATTAAAAAACGTACAGGCACTTTGATCGAAGAAAAGCCCGGAGATACGATGGTTAGAGCCATCAACGAAGGACACACTGATCGAGAAGTTTACGACTTCTTGTTAGACGCATGTTCAAGGTCTTTCAAGAACAAACAAGATCGTCAGGACCTTGCAGACCAAATAGCTCAAGTTCGAGCTATCGATGTGTTTGCTGAAAGCACTCTGGAAATTTCCTAAACCACCGGGGGCTTCGGCCCCACAACCACGGAGCACGGAAATGGGTAACAGAAACTTAGACCACAAGCAGATGTTAATAGCGAAATGCTACGAACTCGCTTTAAAAGAGCTACCACACGTTAAACGATTTTCAGAAATATACCATAGCGACGAAAACCTCACGGTTGACGATCACGCAAAGCGCTACTTCGACAAGATCGTAGACAAAGCCCAACAGTGGGGCTCAGAAAACGAACAACTACTAACACGCGAACAAGTAGAAGACAGCCTCAGTAAACTCACAATTACCTAAAGGATAGAAGTTATGAAAATAGTGTTTGACCAAACTAAAAGTTATAAAGAAACAGCGGAAGGCTACACCATGCAACAAGACAAATGCTTCCTAGCCAGTTGCGTTAAAAACAACATAGTGTTCTTCGCCTGCCTACCTACTTTTAAGGAATCACTGGCCGCTTGCTTTGAATTAGTTCAACGAGAGCAGAGGCGCGACATATGAAAATTTATTACGCAAGGTTGAGAAACGAGAATGGTGAATCTCAGTATGTGGTTGATACAGTCAAACAAGACGTTCTTCGGACATGCGGAGAACTTATTGACAGTGATAACTACTTTTGTGAAGAGGGTGAGGTCATCATCGAACACCAGTACTTTGGCTTGACCAAAGCGGGGGTTCTTGCCGCTCTTCAGCTAGGTACGGACTTAGGAGGGAATTGTGACGCTATATTGTGGAAGGCTGG